TCTTAACGGCCAGCTTGTGCCGGAGTTCTCGACAACCATCTACCTTGAGCACGATAATGTGGTCCCGGAGGATGAAGAATTCAATCTCAAAAAGGCTTCGGATGGCCTGAAAAACGGCGGCATCCTCGTAGATGAGTGGCGGCGCGCCAACGGATGGGAAGAACTTCCAGACGGCAAGGGGCAGATCCTTTATACTCCGCTGAATATGATTCCGACTTCGATCAACGGTGAGCCATTGCCGACAAACCTGCCGTCGGCGCAACCTCCGGCGGAGCCACCTCCTGAAGGTGGTAAAAAAAAAGCGTTGACGCCGGAGCACAAGGAAAGAATGTGGCATGTCTTCGACAAAGCGGCCACGAAGAATGAACGGCCCTTTATCAACACCATGAAGAAGTATTTCCAGGCGCAGCAGAACCGTGTCAATAAATCTCTGGAGAAAGCCGTCAAAGCGGCCACGGATAACCCCGATGATCTTTTGGACTGGGAAGATGAGAGCGATCAATTATATGAATCGTTAAAACCTCTGTGGCTGGCCTCTCTGAAAGAGGGTTTCACTCAGGCAA